GCGTGACACGACTAGCGGGCAGACCGCTACTGTAGCGAACGGCGCAATTGATGCGGACATTGAGCGTCTACAAGGTAGTGTGATTGCTACTCCGACCGTTGCCGGTGTGCTGGAAGTTGATGTAACTCATTGGATTGGCACTGCCGCTGCTACTCCTACCGTCGCGGGTGTTCCAGAGGTCGATGTAACGCACTTCAATGGCACGGCTGGCACATTTGCAGCCGGGCGACCCGAAGTTAATACATCACACTGGCGCGGCACTGCTGCTGCTGTTCCGACTGTGGCAGGCGTTCCGGCTGTTGAAGTCATTGACGTGTCCGCAGCGGGACAGACAGATATTCGCACGGCTGTTGGCTTGGCGACTGCAAACTTAGATACTCAGTTAGATGCGCTACCGACAGCGACAGAAAATGCGGATGCATTGTTGGATCGTGCTAATGGTATTGAAACTGGATTAACTCCGCGACAATCATTGCGTCTGGTCTCATCTGCTGTTGCAGCTAAACTCAGTGGTGGTGGGACCGCGACCGAGATATTCCGTAACGCTGTTGCTGACAGCAAGGATCGTATCACTGCTACAGTTGATGCATCAGGCAATCGCACAGCAATTACATATGATGTGACATAGTGTTCAAATCACGTTTCTTCGCCGCTAGATTCTATGCAGCACTGTATTGGGGTGCAACTGCTGTGGCACCTGCGGCCGGAGGTAATCAAGCAGGTGGTATGCTGTGTAATGTTGGTAGGCTCATGACGCGATGAAGGAATTCAAACTCATTCGTGGAAGTGTGCAAGAACGCTTTATGCAGTCGCGTGCGAAGGTTCAGTTGTTCGCAGGCGGCTATGCAGGTGGTAAGACGGCCTGTTTGTGTGTCAAGGGACTGTCGCTGATCGAACAATACCCTGGTATGAACGTTCTTGCAGCGCGTGAGACATACCCTAAGCTCAATGACACTCTGCGTAAGGAATTCTTCAAGTGGTGTCCTGAGCATTGGATTGAAAGGATGCCAACTAAGGATGATAACACATGCATCTTGAAGGACGGAACGATTATCAACTTCCGTTATGTCAAACAACAAGGTAAGGACATCGACTCAGGAACATCCAATCTACTATCCGCTACGTATGATCTAATCCTTGTAGATCAGATCGAGGACCCTGGCATTCTAGAGAAGGATTTCCTCGATCTAATGGGACGATTGAGAGGTAGCGCGAAGTATGAAGGTGACGATTTGACTATGCCTCATACTGGTCCGCGCTGGTTTATCGCCTCATGTAACCCGTCGAGGAATTGGGTTTATCGGAAGCTCGTTCGGCCACTCCATATATATAGAGAGAACGGCCACAAGGTTGATGACCTTATGGTTAATAAGAGTGGTGAGCCTGTTCTCGACCTTATCGAAGGTTCAACATACGATAACGCCGATAATCTAGAACCTGACTACATTGAAGCTCTTGAGGCAATGTATCATGGTCAGATGGCAGACCGCTTCCTCAAGGGACAATGGGCGGCATACGAAGGTCTGGTATATCCTGCGTTTGATGATCAAGTGCACGTAGTTCCTCACGCAATCATGCTTCGCTATCTGCATCGATTGAAGATGATGGGATGGCGTCCAGGCATTCTAGAAGGATACGATCACGGCTTGCAGAAGCCTTCTTGCTATCTTCTTGCATTCACTGATCACAAAGGGAATGTGTTGGTCATTGATGGCTTCTATGCTCCTGAGCAGTCCGTTGGAACAAGTGCAGATGAGATTGAGCGAATTCGCAGTGAATACGGCTTGATGCCTACTAATGCGATACTCGCTGATCCTGCCATCTTCAAACGTGGTGGCGGCGACAAGAAGGTTGTTGGCATTAAGGTAAGCGACATCTTCAATGACTGTGGAATCTTGATGGTTCCTGGTAATAATGAGATCATGAATGGAGTTACGAAAGTTAGATCGTATCTCGCATCGTTGAAATCTCATCGCAATCCGTTCACGGGTGCGTTCCCTGCACCACACATTTACTTCTCAGACAAGCTTGAGTTTGTAAATAATGAGATCACAGATTACTTCTGGCAGCGTGATACGAACAATGAAATAGATGAAAAGCCGATTGATCGCAACGATCACGCAATGGATACGATTAAGTATATGCTGAGTGAGGAAGCGACTCCTGCTGAATTCGTCAAGAATAACAAAGAGACGCCAGAGTGGATGTTCTGGCATGATGCGAAAGAACAAGAGAATGAAGTCCCTGCGCGTAGGAGATCAGCGTAATGGCTAAGGCACCTAGAGAACCGAAGCTCAGTCCTGGCGATGAGCAGAAGATGATGACTGCCATTGATGAAGGCGATCCTAACGCTGTCGCTGAGGAAGATGATGACTCTCCATCATATAAGATCATAGGCACTGACTCTAAGATTCCTGTATCTAAGGTGCGCGGCAAGCTTGTCTGTTCGTGGCGGGACTGTGCGCTCAAAGATGCTAAGGACACATTCGACGCATGGGACGAAGCGGAGAACTATTATCATGCAACGCAGGACTCACACAGAGATTCCAACAAAACACCCGATATATCTGGCAATGCGTCTGTCCGTCTTAGAAAGAACCGAATTAGCTCGGAACAAGAAAACATCGTTTTTGCGAACACTAGTGCGCTCGTTCCGTCGCTATATGCGAAGTCACCAGAGATCACGATAACTGGTAATAACGATGAAATGAAGCCGCTGTATGCCGTCGCTAAAGAAGTTGCGATGAGCATTATCACGCGCAAGACGTATCCAGGTGTCAATCTCAAGCCGAAGGTGCGCAAGGCTATTATCGCTGCATCACTCATGAATGAGGGATGGATTGAGATTGGTTGGACTAAGAAAGCTGATTCTAATGAGAAGGCGCTAGAGGACCTGAAGCGTTTGTCAGATGAATTTGCATCTACCAAGGATTTGAAGCGGCTGAAAGAGATCGTCGGTGAGATTCAGGCGCTAGAAACTCGTGTTGAAGTCCTTACGCCATCAGGTCCGTGGGCGAAGTATCGTCATCCTAAGCAGGTCTTGTGCGATCCCACAGGCAATGAAGATGACGGAACTGATGGCAATTGGATGATGGTATGGGACATGGTGCCAACTAATGTCCTCAATGCTGTGTATGGTGAGAAGGACGCTAAGGGTGAGTGGAAGTCAATCTACAAGCCTACGCACAAGCTCGCCACACCTACATCATCTGGTAGCGATGTCGATGAACAGGTGAAGAATTTCAAGCTGTTCACTACCGATGATGCAAATGACCAGAAGCGCAGCACGAATCTTGACATGACCAAGTGCTGGTGGGTCTATGACAAGGTAGTACGTCGTATCGAATTATATCCTGATAACAATTGGTCATGGCCTATATGGGTATGGGATGATCAGTTGCATCTAGATCGGTTCTATCCTCTATATAAACTGGGATTTCACACGTCACCTACGTTCACGCGTATGAAAGGTGAAGTATCGTATTATCTTGACCAACAAGATGCAGTGAATGAGATCAATGATACAGAAGCGCGTGCGCGAGAACAAGTTAGAGGCAATGGATTCTTTGATAAGGCACTCGGTCTTGATGAAAAGACTGTTATGGAAGTGCTACGTGGCTCAGATGGCACGATGCGCGGTGTCAGCATTCCAGAAGGCAAGACGATTGATGAAATGTTCGTTACACCTACACCTGATGCGCTGAAATATCCTACATTATTCGATGATGCTGCAAAGCAACGCAAGTTGAGTGCGATTGATCGTATCTCAAGCGTCAATGACGTGCGTCGTGGTGGTCAGTTCAAGACAAATACGACGAACAAGGCGATTGATACTTACAATTCAATCGACAATACACGTCTTGATGATCGAATTGATGCAATTGAGGACTTCATTGGTGAGCTTACATGGGGATTGATGCAAATTTGCTTGCAATTCCTCGACCAAGCTGTTGTCGCTGTGCTTGTCGGTCAAAATCGCGCACAGAACTGGCAAACGATGACGCCCGAGCAGATATTCACGTCATTCGCATCGTGTCGTGTCGATGGTGGATCAACTGCTAAGCCAACTAGCAAGGCTAAGAAGGAAGAAGCGATCAAACTCGGTCAAGTGCTTGGACAATTCGCTCAACTCGCACCAGGACCGGTGTTGAAGATGCTATTTGTCGTGATGGAGCGTGCATTTGATGAGTTCATCATGACAGATGAAGATTGGGCGATGTTAGATCAAGCAATCTTCGGCGGTGATCAGGCGACAGGCACAGGGACAGAGATTCCACCTGAATTAGAGCAGATGATGGGTCAGTTGCCGCCAAATGCACAGAAGGTTATACAGAAACTCATCAATGAAGGCGCACCAGTTGATGAGGTAATGCAAGCGGTGCAGCAACTAGTAGCACAATCACAGCCACCACAAGGCACAGCATAGGAGCGTAAGATGAGTGGACGTAAGGCACGTGTTAATGATGACGAGCTTGAGAATGACCAACTTAAGGATATGTTAGAGGACGGTGGGAGTCAGGCGAATGATGACGAGCAGGATGACGATGGAACAACTGGCGATGAGGAAAGTGCATCGACCGGCGATGACCAGGGCGCAGGCGATGAAGAAGATAAGGGACGACAATCTCAAGAATCTAAGCAAAGAGGACAGGGAGATCGCGATACTCGCAGAAGCAACGACAAACAGCAACGAAATGCTGGCGATCAGAGAGGGAACAAAGAGACTCAGCAGAAAGGCCAGCAAGCGGGTGCTGATCTTGCGCTAATCAACAAGCTTGACAAGAATACACAGAATGCAGTGATGCGTGAAGCTGTGAATTTTGTTCGTGGAAGGACACAGCCTGTATTCAATAAGCTTGACATGGATAATCGCAAGCTTAAGGAATCGTTAGCACTGCATGAAGCTGCTGCTAAGGATGCGAAAGAGTATAACCTGAATCCACAAGAGCGTAATCTTGGTTATCGTCTTGTCGCTGCATATAAGAAAGACCCTATCGCAACAGTGAAATGGTTGGTCACTGATGCTAAGAAGCGTGGTCACAATGTCGATCTTGGCGGTGACGCTGGGACAGGCATTGACATGAAGGCGATTCAGAGTATGATTAGTGAGGCTATGGGACCAATTCGTGGTGAGTTTGAAACCGCGCAGAAGTCTCGTGAAGCACAGAATGCCGCTAATGAAGAACTCACGAACTTCTATGCATCTAATCCAGATGCACAGACACATGAGCAAGTTATCAACGGTATTCTCCAGCGTTATCCAGATGAAACCTTGGAAACAGCGTGGTTGAAAGTTCAGTTGCACGCGGCGAAGAATGGTCTTGATCTAAGACAACCATTCAATAATCAGCGTCGTCAACAGCAACAGAACAACAACAGTCGCCCTATGAATCTGCGAGGCGGTAGGAATCAACAGCAACAGCAGAACGGTCGAGATGAGAACGTTCGGTTTGCTAATCCTAACGCTAAGTGGGGCGATATCATCAAAGAGTCACTCGCAGAACAGGGTATCGTTCTGAATTAACTCTAGGAGATATCAATGGCTGTCGGCACTATCATTCCAGCCGTTGCATCTGTCCTACATTCAACGCTAACTAAGTCGCGTAAGAAGCTGATCATGGCTTCGATGAAGTCTAACGCTCTCATGGCGTGGGCTTTTGCGAACGAACGTGTTGAACTGGAAGATGGCGGCTACAACATCACCAATCCGCTGACGTTCGGACGCAATCCTAACGTTGGCACGTATTCATACTATGGTCAGGTTCCCGTTGCACAGACGAATGAATTTGACACTGCTGAATACGGTTACAGTCGTTTCGCAGGCACCGTCATCATCTCCGATCAGGAAGAAGATGAGAACAGTGGTGCAAGCGAAATCTTCAAGATCATGAAAGCGAAGATGGAAGTCCTTGAGGAATCAATCAAGGAACGCTTCTCATCTTATCTGTATGCTGCTGGCGGTGGTTCCGATCCTCTCGGCCTTCCGTCACTTATTCCAGACAATCCGACTACTGGCTCGATCGGTGCTATCTCGATGGCAACGGAGACTCAGTGGCGCACGTCTGCATACAACTTCGCTGGCACTCTTGATTCGACTAACATTGAGGAAGCGTATGATGACGTTCTCCTTGATTTGAAGTTGAAGGGAGAGAAGCCTGACATCATCTTGAATGGCCGTAATCTCTATCGTATCTATCGTCAGGCCGTTCGTGACAAGACCGTCATCAACATCAGTGACACCAGCAATGGTAAACGGATGTTCGATCTTGGGTTTGAGGGTATTTCTCACAATAATATCCCAATCCTGTATGACGAAGATTGTCCAGTGAACAAGGCATACTTCATCAATTCGAAGTATCTCCGTGTTCACATTCTCCGTAAAGTCAACATGCGTGAGAAGAAACTCGTTGCACCCTGGAACATGGATGCATCGGGAACGCGTATCGTGTGGCAAGGGCAGTTCTGCCGTTGGCGCGCGTTCCGCACTCATGCTGTTGTGATCAACTAAGGTGCAGTCATGACTCAGCAAGTTGCGATGATCATGCCTCGTTACGAGGTTGAGAAGGTAGAGAACGCTGTTGTCAACATGAGGGTTTTCCGTTACATCAAAGAACGTGATGATGATGGAAAGCTTATCAAGGATGAGAATGGCAAGGTCTTGCAGAAGCGCACTGATGCGATTGAGAACATCGCAGAAGGCAAGGAAGTATATAACGTCTACTTCCCGCAAGGTCATCACATTCAGGTTGTCGGTGATGATGCTCTGAAGGATTTGCGTCTCGATGGTGATCCGCCAATGGTCGATATGAACAGTGGTGAGGATGTTCCAGAAGGATTCAACTCCCTCAAGGCGCTCGTTGCCAGCAAGACGCATTCTAAGCGTCGTGCAAAGTAAGGGAGTGAATCATGACTGATGCAGTAGTCTATTCAACCAACTTCGCTAACAGGGCCAACAAGTATGTCCCTGGTATGAAGTATAGTGCGGATGTCGAACATGCGGCACCTTGTCGTGTTGATTTCGGCACTCCCGCTGCTAGTGAGACTGCATCCATTCAAGCGGCGCTAGATGCTACCGCTGGTCTGGATGTTACTCTCGCTACCCCCGTTGTAGCAGGTGCTACATGGGGACAGTGTGTTCGTATTGTCCTCGGTGCTGCGGGTGCTGTTGCTGTCAACGTATACGGCTACGACTATTGGGCGCAGCCTATTCGTGAGACACTGACAACGAACGGCACCACTGCGGTCAATGGTGTCAAAGCGTTCAAGATCGTCACACGTTACACTGTTGCTGCTGTTGCGACGACATTCGCTGCTGGCTTTGCTGGTATTCTCGGTCTACCTTACAAGGTGATCAAGTGTTTGTCTGAGGAATTGGATGATGTGATTGTTGGCACACTCGGAACAATCACAGGTCCAGTGCTGACTGATCCACAAACGGCAACGACTGGTGATCCGCGTGGTCGCTTTACTCCAAACTCCACTCTTACCGGCGCAGCACGTCTCAAGGGAACGTTCTTGTTCTCTAGTGACTTGAATGCAGCTGGTCGTGGTGGTCTGATGGGTATCGCGCATCTAGGAGCGTAACTCCCGTTCGTCCTGGGAGATGAAAACACCCGTAGCGTTCTCATCTGCGCTACGGGTGTTTCTATTTGGAATTAGACATGGCTATGACACTCGAAGAAACCATTACCGAAGTCGAGATACTACTTGCACAGCACGCGGGTCCGTCTGTGCAGAAGTATGCTGGCGAGCGCATCTCTAAATTCATTCAACAGGCATTCGATATCTTATTCACTGAGGATTGGTGGCCGCAATTCAATTGGTGGCAAACCCAGGCACTTGATGGAGTTACTGGATTTGCTACGAATGTAAGTGACTTTGCATCCTTTATGGATATCAAGGCGATCTATCCTGAAAACGAGAATAGACGACTCTCACGTTTGCCGTTCCCATTCAATCCATTCCTGTTGCAGAACACTACAGCAGTGTTCGTTGATCCACCGGCAGGAACGAAACTGTTTCGCATCTGGCCGTTGAATGCAGTAGGCAATATCTATGTGCAAGGGCGCAAGAAGCCTGCCAAATTCAGTCTAGATGAAGA